AAAAAAATTTTTCACCAGAAAAATTGAAATTATTTCAATCCAACTGTAATTAATTCCTTTTCTCGGAGGGTCGCGTCCAGCCACACCTGCCTGATCTCTTTGATAGTTTTCTCCCTGTTAGTCATTGCTCAATAGTTATTCGCTAAGTGGCGTGTTTTCTTCCCGCCATTTCCAACTTAGTTTTGCCCAATATTTATGTCCCTCTTTTGTTTCTCCCCATGTGAATGCGGCGCTTAATTCTGTGTTTTTGTATTTTTTGCAATACTCTTTGCAAAACTCTTTGTAGCCTTCTATGTCTTTTCCAGACTCTACGAGTGCTCTTTCAAAGTTTTCCCGTGCGTTGTTTCTTTCGAGGAACTCAATAAACTTTTTCATAGTGTTTAGTTGTTAAGTGTAGTACAAAAGTAAGAAAAAATACCCAATTAAAAAAATTTTTCACCAGAAAAATTGAAATTATTTCAATATGTTGGGTGTTTTCGTAGTAATATCGTTTTGTTTGTATCACAAATATAATACTTCTGCGACAAATACTACGATGTTTTGCGACATTTTTTCAGATACTTTCCTACCCTCGCTTTTACAGCTTCCATGAGAGCATCCTGTCCCCGGGTCTTCGCTTTCTGGGCTCTTATGACGTCCTGGTCCACTGTCTTCGAGCATACCAGTTTATTGACTATCACGACATCTTTCTGTCCTTGTCGGTCAAGCCGAGCATTGAACTGTTGCTCCAGCTCGAGAGAATAGGTCTGCCCAAACCAGATGATGCGGTGTCCTCCGGAGGTTGAGTCCGTGACCCCCCGAAGCCGGGTGCATCAAAAGAACCTGGATTCTGCCGGCATTCCAGTCAACGATGTCCTTCTCCGTTTTGAGTTCCCTGGGCTTATACTTGGCGAGAGCCTTCATGAGTCGGTCCCTATCATGCTGGAAGGTCCAACCTATGAGGACCGACTGTCCCCCGGCGTCCTCAATGAGTTCCTTCGTGGCTTCGATCTTCAACGTGTGCACCTCGTGAGCCACTCTCTGTTCATCGTACACTGCTCCATTGGCAAACTGGAGGAGCTTCGTGGACAAAGCTGCTGCATTGACAGCTGGTATCTCTACGGCGTCCCCGAGCTGATCAATCATGCTGAGAACTTGTTCCTCCTCGAAAGAGTCATAAGCTTTTTGGATTTCTGGGGGCATCTGGATCTCGACTATGTTGTCGATGCGCTCGGGGAGATCGAGGTAGTCCTTAGCTTTCATGCTCATGCAGATGTCCCCTATCTTTGAATATATGCGCTCCTGATTCTCTTTGGATATGTCGTACGAATATACAATATGCCCGTTTCTACGTCCTGGCTTAAAGTAGTTGTCACGATAGTGGGATATGTATTTGCCCAAGCGCTCTCCCCGGTCCAGGAGGTACATTTGGGCCCAAAGGTCCATAAGACCGTTGGGTGCCGGGGTACCAGTCAAACCTACTACTCGGGAGAGTGAAGCCTGAACGTGCTTAAGAGCTTTGAATCTGATTGACTTGGGGTTCTTGAAACTGCTGAGCTCGTCGATGACCACCATGTCGAACGGTAAGCAAGATCCCCCGTAGAGCCCGCATAGCCAAGCCACGTTGTCTCTCCCTACGGTGTATATGTCTGCCTTCTTGGCGAGAGCCTCACGACGTTGACGTTCTGTTCCGATGATGCGAGACACTTTAATGTGCTTCAAGTGGTCCCATTTCTCGACCTCCTGTGTCCAGACTGATTCGGCTACTCTTTTGGGAGCTATGACTAATACTCGTCGGACCTCGACCTCTTTAAACATGAGCTCGTTGATGGCTGTCAAAGTAGACACTGTTTTACCCAATCCCATGTCCAGGAACAGAGCACAGTGCGTGTGGCTTATTATGTGGTCAACAGCTTGTAGCTGGTATTGATGGAGATCATTTTCGGTCATATTCCAATGCTAACATTTTACAACCCATGGTCGTGTCTATCACCTCAACTCGAAAGCCCATTGCTTTCAGTTTCTGGTGCATTAATGTCTGTATTTTTCTGGGCTTTTTGCCGAATGCTTTCAACTCAACGAAAACGACTTCGCCACCGGGGAATAGACAGAGCCGGTCAGGGAGGCCAGCATTGTGAATTGCGGGGAGTTTCAAACACCAGCCACCAACTCTCTCCACCTCAGTGACGAGCCGTTTCTCAATCGAGTTTTCGCACGTAATATTTTTGCTTTCCATAAATGGGGAAATTTTTAGTAGACTTGCACGGTTCCCATTCGGGCATGCTCTTCAACAAGTCATTGATTTCTCGGGTCTTATACCGGTCCATGTCCTCCCTGTTCCGCCCAAGACATTCGCACCATATCTCAGCAACACACACGTAGTCTCGGGGGGTGGTCCCTTTTGGGTTTAACTCATCGACCAGGAAGTCTCTTCTCTGGTAGAGGTCCATTGAGTCCCAGTTGTCCGGGAGTTTACGTTCCAAGTACGCCTCAATGATGCCTTTCCGTTCATCCGACTCGCTGTGCGAGCTTTGCTCATTTTTGGCTATTTTCTCGGCTTCATGGCTCAAATAGAGTTTCTCCTTAGATTTGTACAGGACAACTGCCTCAGCCCATATCTGGTCTATCTCGTCGTCCAGTTCCATGAATACGTCTTTTTTGGCATTGTTGGGGACCACGTCCACTGGCATGAAGCGTCTGTTGCCAGTGGGGTCTCTCAGGAATTCGCTGTCGTTGGTGGTGCCGAAAAAGACGCATTGCCGGGGATATATCTCAGAAGTTCTGGCATACGCTGGTCGGAATGAGTCTTCGGACTTAGATATGAAATGCTTCACTGACTCAACCTCCGCTTTGCGGAGACCGGAGAGCTCAGCTATTTCAATAAGCCATGCCCCCTGGATCTGCTCGAGAGCCTCCTTTCCTTGGACTGTAAGGAATGTATCGCTAAACCAGGATTTTCCCAATTTTTTGATGAACGTACTTTTGCCGGATCCTTGAGGTCCTACGAGCATAAGCACAAGGTCGAATTTGACCCCCGGATTCATAACTCGGGCAACTGCTCCAACCAGCATCTTGCGGATGGCTTCGCGGGAGTAGATATTGTCGTCAGCTCCCATGTAGTCAATTAGAAGTTTGTCTACTCGTTGGATCCCGTCCCATTTGAGGTCATTGAGGTAATCCAGAATCGGGTGGAAGTGGTTGCGTTCAAATTCCAGAGCCATGGCATCGTCGATCTTTAGCGAGGACGTTATGCCATATACGCAACCCAAATAGTTCCTGACTCCGGAATAGTCTACGTTCTTGACCGGCTCCGGCTTAACAACCCGACGCCACGGGAGATTCCCGAAGACGTACCTCTTCCCGTCAAAATCGTTCTGTCTGAACAGTCTTTTGAACCGGGGGTCGTTTGCAAATATGAGGTTGAGGTTGGCATCCGACGAGAGGTATGCTCCTCGGGTGTCGACCTCCAGCTCCTTCATCCACTCAACACTCTCAGCCTCCGGGTCAACCTCCTTCTCGACGACTTCCTCCTGGGTCCTGTCATGCTCCGGATCGGCAAACTCGTACTTGGCACTGTTGATGTGGTCGTTGGCAATGGTGGTCTTAGTGTCGGGGTCATTGCGTACGAACTCCTCCATTGCTGACACACTTGGCAACTTCGACGAGGGATCCTTTACCTTGTCGTCAAGGTGGCCGAATTTGTGTATGCGGACCAGGTCAAACGCATTGCAAAGTTTACCCCCACACGGGTCAGTTCCATGATGGGAATAAGCGAACTTGTCCTCATACACGATCAGACCAGCCGAGGCGCTGCCTTTTGTGTAAGTGTATCGGTCTTCCAATGCTGACGGGACATAGGTGTCTGAGAGGAAGGTCTCTATTGCTTCGTGTATGGAGTACGTCCTACAGAACGCTCCTATGAGCCCCCTCTTTATGGTTGGGTCCTCCTGCTTCTTAACGGCTCTGTCGACAGCTTCGAAACGGGACGAAGCTGTGGGCCAAAGTGATGAGTCCTTCCAATCGGCATAGGAGTTGAGGATCTCGTCAGCATCAATCCATGGACCGTCCTGAACCTTAAAGTAGTAGTCCATGTCCTTCGGCGTAGAAGGCCAGAACATGAGTCGGTTGGTTTCGAAAGTTGAATTGTCGAAAAGGTCTATTCCGATTATTCCAGCAATTTTTCGGCTTATGGCCACATACTCATCAGCCGTGACTTCTCTGCTCAGTGGCATTATTAGTCGGTACCGGGGAGACGCATCTGAGTGTTTGTGAGTCCCATGCAGAACAGCTGCATTGTCAAACTGGAGAGTAAAGTCATCCCAGAGGTCTTTGTGGGCAAAGTCCAAGTCGAGGGTCATCAACTGTCTGTGGACCACATTGGCCGGGCTTCTTTTGCCTCCTCTCAGGTAACCTCCAACGTATCCGCCTACGTCCTTTATTTTGAGCTGGTCTTCCTTGCTTGCAGAAATAAACTCCTTAAATGTTTCAGTGGTCTTGTTCTCCTCCCCGAGTCGACTGACCAATTCAGACCATTTCAGTTTCTTGTTGCTCCATACTTTTGATCTTGCGCTCAGTCCGATTGCAATATCAAGTTCCCCGTCGTATGTCATTAGTCTTTCTTATAAAATTTAGTAACGTATCCGTCTGCTTTGAGAGGTAATCCCATTGGCAAGCAGTTCAGCCAAGGAAGATCCTCTCCCATAACTCTACACATAGTTTCCAGACAATCCCCGGCTCGGTCTTCGTCTACCTCTGCAATGGCTTCATCATGGACGTGCATTACTATTTCGAAGTCTTTCATAATGCTTAGTCTGTACATTGCTTCGGCGAGAAGATCCCGGGAGATTGCCTGGACTATGTTCTCCACCAGTTTGCCCCCGTATGTTTCTACCTCGGTCCATCCTACTGACTGAACCATGCCATCATAGACAATGCCGGTCTGCCCGAACCTGTTGGGTCTCACACGGGGGTTTCTGTAGTATAATTTCCTCCCAGCTGGGAGAGCTATCGTCAAGTTGGTCCCGTCATGTTCAAAGACGAGACAACTTACTTTCTTGGTTTTCCTGGTCTGGACGCACTCGATGGCCTTCTCGTTCACCTCCGCCCAAAACTCAACAATTTTAGGATTGGCTCGGCGCCAAAGAGCTACGATGGAGTACATTTCCTTTTTGGACAGCTTCTTCTCTTTGTCCATCTTCTCCATTGCGTTGACCGACCCCTCATATCCGAGTGCCAATTCTGCCGTCTTGCCCCGCTGTCTGAGGTCCGATCCTTTCGTAACCTGCTCAATTGGGACCCCGAACATGAGTGATGCTGATGCCTCATAGATCTTGCCATGAGTGTTGAAGACGTCGAGTCGCCATTTCTCCTGGGCTAACCAGGACAGGACTCGGGCCTCAATAGCACTAAAGTCGGCTACTGCAAACATTTTACCCTCCGGGGCTATGAAGGCTGTTCGAATGAGCTCAGAAAGGACATTCGGAATGCTGTCGTAACACATTTCGATGAGGTCGTAGTCTCCCTTCTCCACCATGCTCCGAGCAAGACTCAAGTCCTTCATGTGGTTTTGGGGGAGATTCTGGAGCTGGATCATACGGCTCGACCAACGTCCTGTTCTGTTGGCCCCGTAAAACTGGAATAACCCGTGAGCTCTCTGGTCTTTGGCAGCACAATTGAGCATAGCAATGTACTTCTTAGTTGAGGTCTTGGACAGTGCAAGCCGACCAGCTAGAACCTCCTTGACCAGATCGGGAGCCTCCGGATTGTTTTTCAGATATTCGAGGATTTCTGGCTTTCCCAGTGCAGGGAAGTTGAGTCCGAAATTAGTGCTGAGCCACGTCTTCAACTGGGCCAAGCTGTTCGGGTTATCCAAGCCCGTCAGTTCCTTCATCCGGTCGGTCATCTCCTCCGTGTATACCTCATCGAAAGAGATGGCGTTCCCGGCCATATTGAGATCTATCAGAATTCCCCGGTCATTGATGCTTTGGTCTACGAGGTAGTTCCGACGTTCGAACTCCGGGAATGGGAATTGGTCCAGCTGTTCCACTATGTCGCGTTCGGCAATCACGTCATATTCGGCATACGTCTTGAACTCGTTCCACTTGTCCGGGTCGTCGTCCGGCATATTCCGAATCCTCATCCCGTTGGACTTGGTTGGCTTGCACGGGGAACAGAAAAACCGTATTAAAGCTTTACCGGTCGACTTCTTCCCGTGCTCCCCGAGGACCAACGCCTTGGAGAGTTCATCCAGAGCCAAAGGCAGTCCGCAATAGGCTGCTTTGGTCATTGAGCAATACAATTGATCGATCGGGATAGGTAGTCCTATACGCTTAAATACGAGTCTCTCAAATACGGCGTTATGAGCCCATTTCTCGATCTCCGGGTCAGTTAAAGCGGAGATGAAATAGTCGGGGAGCTCCTCTCCTTTGGCCAGATCAATCACCTGAACGGGAGAGGTGTCAAAGGCGAAAGACACTATAAGGAGCTGAAAACCCCCCGATTCTATGTATTTATAGGCGCCCGTGGATTTAATGTCCTCCGGGCTATATGTTTCTGTATCGAAATATAAGCGTCTCGGCATGTTAATTATTGTTAAATTTGTTGCTGGGCGGGGATTCGAACCCCTAATCCCAAATAAGACCCAGCATACCAACCTACATAAGGTCGTCGTCCCACGGGTTCTGGCCGAAGTCCTCTTCTGCCGAAGATCCCCCGGAGAGACGTTCTCCGTCAGACAACTTCTGGAGGTTGTTCAGCCCGCAAGCAACGCCTTTGTTGCCATTCGTGTTGAAAACGTAGAAGTTGATCGACGCCCGGCCATAGCATCCGGAGTAGAAATCCTCTTTTTCGATGATGGGGTTGAGGTTGATGTCCACGATGCCAGGACGGTTGTCCGAGTTGGCATTGACGAACATGTGCCCAGCATACTCCGGATTGTCCGGTCTTTCGGTGTCCCCGTCACGGAGGGGGTTCTTCCACGTCGGGGGAATCTTGCCGCCCAATTTGGCGATGCCTTCTTTGAGAGCCGTGTCGATGGCCTCCTTGACCCGAGACAGAGTTGCCGAGTCAGTCTTCGGGATGAGGATGGACACCGAGTATTTTGCTCGGTCGGAACCCTCCATTGCCCGGGGTTCCCATACGTTGGCGTAACTGAACCGGACTTTGCCGGTTACTACTTTGGTTGTTGCACTCATAGTTGTGAAGTTTAGTTATTAGAAAAATCGAGTTTTGCTTGTTCAATCCCCATTGCCGGACGCTTGTCAGACTCGGGGACGAGAGTGGGTTTGCCAGGAGCTTTGATGACGAGGTCCCCGACCAGTGAATCGAAGTCCTTTTTGAGGAGCTTCTCGATTGCCGGGATTCCGGCCAGTTTGACAACTTGGAACTGATCCGGGGTGTAGTCGCATGCGGTAAGAACTTCCTGAACTGCATTCTCATCAGTCCATTTCCGTATTGACCTTCCTTCGACTACCTTATACCCAGGGATCTTCTCGCCCGATATGGCTTTGGAGGACAGGTGCTCAGATACAGCATTTACCCATTCTTGAAGCATGGGGGCTTGCTCAAAAATCTGAGCGAGCTCCTCAGTGGTTAGGAGTTCGGGCTCTTTGAACTCGTGTTTGGCCAAGTCCAGATTGTGGTCTGCCATCTTGCGACACAAAGCTTTGACTTTACACCACCTGCACCAGTGCCCGACTTGGAGTTCCCCCTCCCCGGAGTAAGCAAGAGCTGCTTTGGGTTTCACTACCTCCTCACCCCATTTGTAGAGGTCTTCGGGGGTAATCTCCCATGACGAGATTCGCTCCTGGCGGGGCTGGACTATAGTCAACTTCACCATGTTGATGTCGTAGACCATTTCAAATTTGGACAAGGCTCCGAGAGCATACAGCATCAACTGAGCATTGTTCTCAGCGAAAACCGGCACGCCAGTGCCAAACTTGAGGTCTATGATCTCCATGACCCCGTCAGCGATAATGCAAGCGTCCCCAGTGCCGAACCCTTGTTCGACCCAAGCCGAGAAGTCCAGTCTCTCCTCCAGAAGAACGAGAGCGTCTTTGGTTTTCCGCAGAGCTTCCGTATATTGGTCCGTTACGTACTGGCAATAAGCCATTACGGGCTCATCCATGGCCTCAGTGTAGAGGTCACTCTTCTTCAGCTTCCTGAGTTCAGCAGACGTAACGTCAACAGGCGTTATGCGGAACCTCGCTCGGAGGTAACATTCTGCCATCTCGTGAGCCAGAGTACCCTCTTCGGCATACTTGGAAGGCTTACCGGTTTCCTCAACTTTTTCCTCCAGTCTGGCACTGGGGGTGCAGTTGATCCACCGGTCTGCCTTTGATGCCGAAAGCATGGCGTGCTTACGAGATGAGTGATTCGGGGTTCCCATTACGCAAGGTCTTTGAGGAATTCGTAGAACGCGTCGTAGTTTCGGGCATCCAATCCCGTCACATTCCTCGCTCCCAGTTCAGTGAGCTTTGCCCGGATAGCTTCGCGGTGATTGTCCACCTTACTTGCCAGGAGAGTCCGGATGTCCTGAATGGAGACAGCGGGGTCAGAACCCAAAGAGGAGTTCGCATCCATCGGCATGGGTTCGGGCTCCTCAGTCTTTTTGGGGGCTGGAGCTGGCTTCTTCACGTCCTGTGCAGGGGCTGATTTCTTGACGTCAGTCGTCTTAACTGTCACGGGATTTGCTCCGATAACCTGACAGATTTTGCGGACCATTTCGAGATCCTGAGTCTCTTCGAGGTTTGCCTCGAACTTAATTTCTACTTTCATTGGCTTGATGATTTTTGATTATGGTGTTCAGAAGTTCAATGTACTTGCTGAGGGGTATAGCCGGGTCATGGAGAACAGTTTCATGAAACAGGGACCCGAGATGGAACACCTTCGTCTCTCCCGTTTTGACCGATAACTCGGCTCTGTAGTTCCCGTTTGTCAGAATACATGTCTCTCCTTTAAACTCGGAGTTCCACGCTCCTCTGTAGAGATCGTCGACAGATACACGGAGCCAAGCTGCTAAACGGGAGACTTGCTCCGAATTCAACAAGGTTTTTCCGTTGAGAACCCGGTTGAGAGCTGCTCGAGGAAACCGGTTATCTGGGAACAGGATTTCTGCCACTTCTTGAAGCCTGAGCCCCCTCTGTTCAATTAATTCTCTGAGATTGATAGTCATTGTGTTGTCCATGTTGTTTATCCCAAATATAATCAATTTTCCCCTGATATTGAAATTTTTTCAATCTTTTTAATGAAAAATGTTTACTTGGTGAGGAGGTAGACCACCTGAGCAATAAATATGCTCCTCCTGCTGGGGTTGACCCGGGCATATACTTCTCGTAGAGGCTCAATGGCTTTCTCAAGCTTGAGGTCCTCTCCTTTCCTCTTCAACTCCTTGAGAGTCTTATAGACCCGGGTCCTTTCCTGCCATTCCCGAACTTCGGCTTTGTCGTTCCACCAACCAGACACGGGGACAAATTTTGAGCTGAGCACATAGACAGATTTTCCGTCCTCTGAAAACGGCTGTTGAGTGATGGCTCCCGGGGTACAGTTGGGGTTGATCTTCTTCTCGAACGAGATGGGCTCCGTGTATGTAGGCCCCTCCCCGGGAAGCTTGTCCATTTCCATGTAGTGGAATCCGAACTCGTCTTCATACTTGAATACTACGTATTTTTCAATCTTTTTCATGGTTATCTGTTTAAGGTTCTTGCTGATATTCTGCATTTCTCGCCGAAGTAGGTAAATGTCTGACCGTTAGCTGCAATGTCTTTCAGTTCAGACTCAGTATAAGACTCATACTCACCTTCAATATTGATTCGAGTGGCTCCTTGGGAGTTAGCCAAAGCTCTGAAGGAAGTGAAGACTCCCTCCACGTATCCCATTCGAGTGACGATAAGTACCGATTTTACTGTTCTCATAGTTGTGTAGGTTTTTGTTTACACTACAAATATAATACTTCTGCGGTAAATACTACGATAAAATCAGCATTTTTTTTTTTCGTTTGTTTTGAGAATTCCCATCAATATCATCTCAAGGGGATTGGGTGAAGCTGGTTCTGACTGTCTTTGGTCTTCCACCAATTTCTCCCACATTAAGCCAGCTTTAAATCCGATGAATGCCAGGAGCTTCTCCTTTCTTGTGAGAGGTTTGTCGGTTTTAATGCCAAACTGGTCAAGAATAGACTGAATCCCTTCATTGACAAAATCCGACTGATTGGTAACTGATTCTCTGTGAATAACTCCGAGGAGAACCTCTCCCACACTGCTGGGGTCTTTCAGCTCCTTGGATACGATTCCGTTGTAATAGTTGTCCGATTTGGGGTCCGGATCTGCCGGGAGGTCCCAGTTGAATTTTTCTTCCATGTTTTACTATTCGTTAATTCCATACATACCGCGGACGTATGCTTCGCCAGTCTTGAAGCCCATGCAGACGAGAAGAGCCTCGCGTTTGGTCAGTAGTTGTCTCATTCCGGTGGCTTCGTTTACTACCTTTACCATCTCCAACAAGACAGAGGAAACATAACTGACTGTTTCATCGTCAAGACTGTCCACTCTCTTCTGCATCCTGTCTACGAGCTCTACTGCTTTGTCGGCGTCCATCTCCGGTCCGATGAGACTGGAGAAGTAATCATCCCTGATAGCCGGCTGTGCCGGCTCATTCCATGCGATTTTTTTCATTGTGTTCTATTTTGTTTGTTGAAAGCCTTTTCGTTGGATGAGGTCCTGGAGCTCCTCTTCTGTGTAGCAAGTGGAGATGAACCCATTGCTGAAATAGAGGTCGAAAGCACCCGAAGGAAGCTGGGTAACCTTAAGTCCTAAACCGTTGCTGTTAATGTAATTTGTCATTGTCTTATCCTTTTGTTTGTATCACAAATATAAGAAAAGTTTTTTGAAGTAAAAAATTTTTTGATTGAAAAATGAGAAAAAAGTTGGGACCCCTATTTTGGGGTCCCGGGAATTAAAACTGTTTGAACCCGTAGCGGTTGAGTTTATGCTCCAGGAGCTGGGGTTTAACGTAGCCCATTCCCAAGCCTGTTCCTACCCAGTTTACGAAATATCCTTTTTCAGTAGCAAAGACTTCCATTTCCGAGCCGCTTTGGGTTTTATAGTGGATGATGTGAATGCCAGACTCAGTGAGGGGGTCAAACCTGCCTTTTACGTTAGCTGCCCATTTCCGGGTCATCCCATTTTTCAGAAGGATGGTCCTGAGCTCTGTCATGGTGTAGCAAAAGGTGTGGACTCCGTTGTTGAAGGTAAGACTGAATGCCCATTTGAACTGTCCGGAAGTAAATTTGTTGACCTTGAGTTCGAGTCCTTGATTGTTGGTGTAAGTAATTGTCTTCATGTTGTAATTTGTTTGTATCACAAATATAATACTTCTGCTGCAAATACTACGATAAAATGCTGGAAAAATAGCAGAGAAACAATAAATTTTTCATTGTTTCTCACCTAAGTGATTGATACCCAATGGATTAGACCCTAAAATCACCCCCGGAGAAACAATGTAAACAATAATTCCTATATAACCTTTTTATAGGGGGTCTTATCCTCTTTAAGAACACTATTATCCAATATTAGAACACATATTCCCTATTCAGGTTTTCCTCCTATATTATTGTTTACATTGTTTACAGGGGTCTAATTCATTGATATTCAATCGATTATGAAGAAACAATCATTGTTTATTATTGTTTCTCATTGTTTACTGCTGGTCACTGCCACGGGGGCCAATACCCCCGGCTTGGGAACACAAAAAACCCGGGCTCCCCTAAGCCCGGGACGGAGTAGTTTCCTAAAATTTCCAGCTAAAGCCGACCTCATACCCCGATCGGGTCAGCTCGAAGTCCCGCATATAGGATATGTCTACTCCGAAATTCCTGTAATATATGCCTCCCCCAGCCCCAACCTGCCCGAATGAGTTAGCCGAAGCTCTCAGAAAGGGGGACCATTTCTGGGACCTCGTTTCTTTGATCTGTTCTCGGACGGGGATATACTTGTACGTAAGATGCTGGAGAGTGTTGTATTGGACTGTAGCTTCCCAGTCAAATTGGCCAATTTTGGGATCTTTGAAGAATGTTCCAGCGTATTTCCTGGTCGTATTCCAGTCCAATATTGTCCTTTTTACGCTCTCCAGAGTATCCACCTCCTTTTGGTCCTCCCCAAAACCCCCACTATTTGTGATTTCTGGGGGTGTTTGGGGAACCTTTTCCTCCTGGCCCTTATAGATATATATCAATTTGATTGGATTCCTAAAACCCTCCCATTTTGGAACCAAATCCGGGACTTTGACCTCCCCTTGAATTGGGGGTAAATCGACGTACTTTATAACGGTCTTTTCCTCGACTGTTTTACGCCCGATTATAAAGCCTATACCTACAAGAACTATTGTGCAGAGTACTCTCTTTAGTAAGTCCATATCGTGTCCTGCGGGAGGGTTTTAGAAGCATCTACGTGGATAAAATTCCCGTCGATGCCTATCCTCCGGATCCGCAATGCAATGGCTGCCCGGAGTATCTTCATCCGATTGGGGCCCGAGGCACACCGGATGTCCACTGCCAAACCTTGAGTGTGAGCACTGTTGCCGGACCGTCCTTTGGCCTTATCGTGTTCTTTGGAACGATAAGCGCAATTGAGGACGAGGGGGATGCCTGCCTTTTCGCGGAGGTCATCCAGTAGATCGAGAAAATCCTGGTCCATGTCTTCAATGGAGCAGGACGGGTTGCATCGCTCGAATTCTTCGGGCTTAAAATACTTACTTGTCTTCATGGCATTCAAAATCTATTTGAGTTTTCTTGCTGACCGATCTCTCCATGTATGACCGCAGAGCTCTGAATATGGGGTGATTGGAAATTATAGCTGAGTTTTCAAGAAAGCTCCAGAACTCTGTTCCGACGATGAAGGCAGCGAAGAAGTTGGCAAGGTTGAGACCCCCCAAGTTCGGGAGGACATGCACGTCAAGCATGTAAGCCATGCCAATACCGATAATGCTGAGTCCCAACTTCCAACACGTGTCCCACATTTTCTCGCTTTTGAACACATATTTTCGATGGACTCGTTTGTGGCGCTTGTAGTCAGCAATATTTCCAGTTATGAAGTCGACGATAATGGCAATACAGACACAGAGGATAAGGACCTGGACCGGAGCTAAAAGCCCCCAAAACCCTACAATGCTCCCGCATATCCATTTTCCCGCTCGCATAGCTGTCTCCTCCATATCTGTTAAACTTATAATTTATTACGTCCTATAATAATTTTACGAGCCGGGGACTCCTTGTATTCAGTACATGGAGTCAGTAGTCGCAGAGCTTTAAGGTGATTTATAGCCTTCTCGAGATAGGCTTCCCCGATGTTCCGTGCTTCGTTCGAGCTACGGATGATGATGTTGTCTTCTACTCGAGTGCTGAATTCGCCATCTTTGTACCTCACCCCGAAGGCAGTGGGATTGATTGGATTGTTGACGATGAATCGGGAATACGCAATGTATGCAATGGCGATCTTGAGTCCTTCGCTTCGACCATCCCCGTAACAGCCACCATCATAATACCCGCCTTCCATGGCGGCAGTGTACTGATCTTTTGTAATGGTTACGTCCCCGTATTGGAAAGGACCGGGGCCGGAAAAGTCTGTCTCGTCGAGCCATCTGTAGAGATTGGCTCCTAAGGCATCCACCAGTCTGAGAGTCTCAGCCTCCCGGATATATGGCTCCAGTCTGGCCGGATCGTTGATGTTCTCGGCTATCGGCCGAACATTCCGAAGGTCGTTAGAGTTGAGTATCATCGGGCATGAGTTTTATAATATAATCGTCGTAAAGCCCATAAATGAGCTTGAGCATGTTTCTCTTCTGAACAGTGGAGAGCATCTGGTCCCGGATAATCTCCAGTACCTGAGTCATGTTGTCCTTGCCAATTCTGTCTGCTATAGACTCGCCGGCATTGTAAGTGAGAGACTGAATAGCGAAGTCGGGATTTTCCAAAGGAGCCCACCAGTACTCAAAGATCGATACGAAAGTCTCCTCCAGCTGCTGACGCTCCCGTACTGTAACAGAGTTGTAGTACTTGTAGGCATTGGTCATGAGATCAGCCCCAAAGTTAGCCCCTACGTCAACAGCTCGAAGAATGGGAGGCTGCTTGAAGGCTTGACCAATGTTCTCCGGGATGACTCTCTGCGTTACTTCGAATGCTTTGTCATAGTTCTCCCCGGAGAACCTTATGAACTGGGGCACCTCATCTTTGGACTTGCACTGTATGTACCACAGTTGAGAAGTGTTCTCGTCTCCTTGAAACTTGTTTAGCTCTTTCTGGGTCTCATTGACTTGGGACTGATCTTGAGTCTCGTCCTTGATGTCTACCAAGATCCCAGCTGACAAGAAGTTGGAGCATGCGTTTCTACCGGCTACATTGGCAAGTGCTTCCTCAGTTCTCATGTCTGTCATCTCAGCGATGAAGATGGGGACCGGGTAAGAGGGACTGCCTTCAGAGTCTCCGGAAAAGTAGAGTATCTGGCCATTGTAGTTGTCCCATCCGCCAGCTTCTTCTACCTGGTTCAGGATAACCTCCGGATCCGGGTTGAAGAGGTGAAACCACTCAATGTCGGACGGGGACCACCGGGACCTCGTCTTGTCTCGGTGACCCCAGTCAGGATGATATGCCGTCCGGCCAATGAATCCACCATCGTCTGCCTTCGCAAGTCGGAGAGACTCGAACGGAATGTGGTGGATCGAACTGACGCGGAAGTTCATATTGTAGTTAACATGGATGGCGAACCCATGCCATAACGTGAAGTCTTTGCAGACCATGCGGAGGATCTTGTCGAGCTTCTCCCCTTCTTTGTTGACCCGCAATTTGTAGATACCCGGATCTTTGAATCCGTGACCGTATACGAAATCATTGTATATGCTCAAGCAGGCATTGCCGGTCTTTGAAGCCTGAACAATCTCGCTGACTGTCTGGGGAAAGTCGTTGGTATCTCCGTATGTTTGGATGCCATATTGTCTCCAGTCCCGGGATTCGAACTGAGGAGCTGATTTAATCTGTGCAACTTTCATACTGGCGTAACTTTAATAGTAGGAGGGACGGGAAGCGACCCCGTCCTATTACCAGTCCTATTTGGACCCTCCTTTTTTGGCTCCCTTCTTGGGAGTCTCTGAAACGGGATTGACTATCCGGTTGTAAGCCTCTTCGATCTCCCCGGCAGACATTTGCGAGTCTGCATAGGCTTCTTTGATGGCTTCCAGATCCATCCCGGCGTCGATGAACTCCTTCACCTCGGTGTCGATGTCGGCGGGCTTCTCCTCGGTCTTCTCCTCGGTCTTCTCCTCGGTCTTCTCCTCGGTCTTCTCCTCGGCACTCGCCGAGTCGAGAATAGCGTGGATTGCTCCCATGGCTTTGGAGTACTCATCGAGCTTGGCGTTCAGCTCGATCTGTTTCTTGTTCAGCTCTTCGAGTTCGGCTTTGACAGAATCGATCTGCTTGCTCAGAACCTGAGCCTGGCGCTTCTTGATTTCCACGTCCTTGTCCGGCATCTCCTTGCCGTAACGTGCCATGAACTTCTCCAGCCGGTCGTTCAGGTCTTCGGGGACCCGGGTGAAGTACGAAAGAGCATCCTTGTTGAATGCGATGTGGTACAAGCAAAGCTCCTCCGTGATGTTCCTCGGAGTGAGAATCTTGCTGAACTCCTTGTTGATCGGGTCGTGGAGCAGAGTACCTGCTCGGAGTTCGTAATCGGGGTGTGCTACGTTTTTCATCTGTTGTTCTGTTATTCGTCTTAGTGCTAAGTCGGCTTCGATCAGGCAGAAGCCGCATCGGGAAACTGACTTATTCAAAAAGTACCGAGAAAGTTCGTCTACTTCTCGATGGAGAGCGGGGTTCTTTTCCAATTCCAATGTATGGGCCCGATAGGCTTCGCCTTTCAGGGACCCATACTTGGATTGGTAAGCTCTCAGTCTTTCGAGCATGTCAGTCATAGCCGTTACGATTTAGGCGTTCCGGCGTATGTGGTGAGAATTACTACGTATTCCCCGTTGACATAATCCTTACGGATGTCTGTGTCAACGATACTTGCTCCCCAATTTGCTGTAGTCGCAACATTGCCCTTCGTGTATTGAAGAACGGGAGGATTTGCAGCTGTTTGGCCAGTGTCGTTCAGGAACACGTAATTTGCCGGAAGACCGCACCCGGGGAATGCCTCTGCTGGCTTGGTGGAAGTTGGCGCAGGAGGCATGGTAACCTTTCCGGAGATGGTACACGAGGACCTCTGCAGAGTGAGTGGCACGTCGTTACCAATTTTAGTCTGACCTTCTGCCGGATAAAACCGCAGGATAGCCGGTACAGTACAGTCTGTTCCGCCAGCCAGAAGCCCGTCTACCATGAGGTCTGTGGTCTTCTCATCCGTGTTGAAGAGGCTCATCGGGAGCGAACCTTCCTGAGCGATGGTACCGTTGGCCAGAGTTACCTGGTAAGCGACGCCGTCGGTCATTTCGGTCGTAACCGTGATTTCGGTGAGCTCCAGCCCCGAGTCCCAGCCATACACCTCGTACTTGGTGTCCCCGTTGTCGCCGGTATCGTTGTTCTCAACGATAGCGATGACGCGGGCATTGGTCAGACCGTTAACGAACTTCTTGGCTGCTTCCGACTTCTTGAAGATCCGGACAACCACGTTGTGCTGGTGAGTCTTGAGGTACGTGCCAGCATTGATGGTGTCCGAGCCAACTGTTGCGTTGGGCAGCGAGTCGACTTCATAACCAGTGGCACCGGCCTTGAGGATGAGCGAAGAGATAACGTTGTCAGTTACAACAGACTTCGACTTGTCGACGTCCGAGTAGCTGAGGAGGATCACCCTGGCGGTGGTGCCGGCAATTGCCGGCTTACCACACACCTGGTTGATGAATCCTGTTTTGATTTTAGAACAATCAAGTCCTGCCATTTTCTTAGATTTTTGAGGTTAGATACCTACCGAGAACAGATCCGGGTTGGTGAGCTTGGCATCTGCCCGTCCCATCAGTTCGACGTAGACCGCGCGATCTTTGTACTCGTACCAGATCCGCATCTTCTCGAAGCTGTCGATTGCATCAACACCTATGCCGAGCACGCTCTTCGAGGTGAAGAGAATTCGATGGGGATTGTTGAGCTTCGTGCCAGTGTCTTCCGACGTAGCGATGATCTTGTCCCAGATGGGCATTGCGATGACCGGGATGCCATTGAAGCTGAGAGCCTCCATGCCATTCAGCAGAGCCAAGCGAGCCGATTCAAGGCAGCAAGCGTCCATAAGAGACTGCTGATAGGCATCGTAGACCGACTGGGTAACGAGGATGAATTTGTCAGACTGCTGACGGAGCAGAAGCGGGGCACTGAACACGACCGACTGGATGTACTCCTTGGCCTTGTCCGGAGTAAGCTTCTGAGCTGCGTAAGATGCCCCGGTATTTTCCGTAATTGTTGCTCCGCGCTGGGACGGATTGTCTGTAACCTGCGTGGTAATCTGTTTCCAGAAACCGTTGATGATGGTGAAGAATTTCAGGTCGAGACCGTCCGTAATGATACCACTATTGGTAACATTCTTGGCGTCCTTGTCGTTGAACCAGAACAGGCGGTACCAGAAGTCCATAATGGAGCGCTCCAGAACCTCGATGACGATGTTCATGTAGTCCGTATCCGTGAAGTCTGGAATGTCGACGCCGGTGCGGAGAGAGTAGATAGTTGCCGACTGCTGAAGGTCAGTGTAACACTGGGACAGGAGGATCTCCCAGGTGCCGGGTTCCCATTTCAGCTTGCGGGTGTTGATGTTCCACGGCTGAGGAGTCGGGTTACACCCGGTGTTGACCACGCCGACCATGCCACCCTCCCCGATGTAACCCACCTCGGTGTTAGTGACGATGTCGGGGAAAACTGTGTGAATGGAGTTGATGTCAGGACCCTGAATGGTGTCCTCCATAATCATCTCCGAGATTGCCTGAATGACCCGTCCACAAAAAGTGAACTTGTCCATGTCGAGGAATCCGCCGTTTTTAACTGCCATAGTTCTTAAAGTTTTTGAGTTTGACTACTTGAGGATCTTTTTGGCAGCGTTGACCTTCTGGAGCTTTTCGCGAGCTTCGTTCTTGAGGTCAGCTGCCGAGGGTTCGGGCTTCTTGCCTCCGGGCAGAACCGTCTTGCGGTTCTTCGGGCGGTAGTTGCTACCACGGAGGTTGCGGAGTTCGTTCTCCTGCTCCTCGATGAGGTTCGTTGCCTCGTCGAGCATCGCCTCCAGTGCTGCAACGCGGTCCTCAAGAGACTCGGTGTCCTCCATCTCGATGCTGGTGACGATGTTGTCCTCGACAGTAACCACCCGGCCGTCTTCCAGAACGACAGTGCCCGACGTCTCGCCGTTGGCGAGAGTTGCCTCTACACCTTCGGCCAGATTGTCCTCTTCACCTACGGTCTGGAGAACGACCTGACCCTCAGCATCCAGATAGTCGAAGTTGGCGGGAGAGCCTTTCTTGCCATTCCGGAATGCCTTGACTTTGCTCATGAATTTTTCATAAGCGCTTTTTTCGTTTTTTGCCATAGCATTAAAAATTTGGTTTGTGTTGTATGAATTGATTTTGGAAATGAATCCCAAGTCAAGAAGGGATTTGGCATCATGGATTCGCTCCTCATGCATGACATTGCGGAGCCGTTCCCGGTCTTGACCTGTCCTCTCGACGTACACGTCGAGAATAGCCTCCTCCTCCAGAGCAAGCTCCTCGGCAATGCTGCGAGCATCGTCGGAAGTGAGCCAATCCCCGACAGGCATGTATACCCGGTGGATGAGTGCCCGGCAATTCCTGTTTGCCGACCGGTTCTCTGCCGGAGCTGCCAACAGGATGCACACTGCCATCGAGTGGCATCCCCCGACAATATTTGTATATATCGTCCTCCCGCTCATGCGAAGAAGATCGTAAATCTTGAAGCCCTCCTCAACCGAGCCCCCGTCACAGTCAATGTTGATGCACACCTCCTGTTCGTCGGGGTGTTCATCAAGTACCCGGCGGAAGGTCTCCACGGAACAGATCTCTGAGGTCCCGCCCCAAAGCTCCATCATGACCCGATTCTCCTCGGAATCGATTGCGCCTTTTAAGTTGATGAATATCATGTGCCAAATTATTTCGATACAAATATAATTATTCCTGATAGATATTGAAATACTATTTGTGCTGGATTAATTAAAAATTAGCCCGATCCTGAATCTGCACGTAGTTAGCGTCTTCTCTCCGGATGTCTTCGATCGTGGCAATCACTCTCACCTGGCCAAATGCTTTTTGAATTGCCCTCTCCATGTCAAGCCGATTCATGGGCTCCGATGCCTCAGCGAATGACCGGATAGCATATCCTCCGTCCGACCCAACTTTCGTGAAGGGGACACCACCACCGAGTTCGTTTATGGCTGACAGGAGAGGAAGGAACATGCGGCTCGACTTCTTGTTAATGATGGTCTCGCCTCCTTCGGCTTCAATGTGCACTCCCCCAGCGGCATGGCTGGGGCCTTCAATGTATTTGCCTCTCGCGGCTTTCGGCAGGGGAGCTGCCCAAAGAGCTGCCATCTGGACTGCTCCCAAAGCCGCAGCTGCTGCAATGAACGGGATAGCCAAAGGGAATCCCATTTTAGCCGATGCCATGATGGAGATGGCAGTATTGATGCCAATCTCGAAGGATCCCATTGCCCTCTCCCGGATAGCTTGTTCCCGTTCGATTTTGGCCAACTCCTTCTCCTTCTGTTTCTCCATCTTGATTTTCTTCTCGTTGTACTGGGCCTCCGTGATTTGGCCATTAGCGTACATGTTTGCCAATGCCTGCTCCTCCCGGCTGTATTGTTCTTTTACCTCCTGAACCCGACGCTCCCCCAAAGCACTGGCCAAGTCGTTGAAAGCAGTGGCGAAGCCGGATGCTATTTCGGCATACTCCTGGAGCTTCTCGATTCGCTCCTCCCATAAAGACTCCTCATTCTCAGCCATCTCGAGTTGGATCTGAGCAATGGCGTCCTCGTTTCCTTGAGCTGCTGCCAATTCAGCCTCCAGATACCTTTTCCGGATCTCGTACTTGGACTTGTGGTTCAACTCGGCTTGAGCGAGCTCCTTGTCGAGGTCCATTTGCTGGAGACGAAGATTGTTGGCTCGGAGCTGGGCCTCCTGCTCATAGGTTTTCTCCCCGGCAGCTTTCCTGGCTTCGATTTGTTTCTGGAGCATCTCATTCTCGAGCTCCAGCTTCTTTCTCTCGTTGTCCGCTGCCTTTGAGAGATCTTCGGCATACTGTTCGTTGAGAACTTGGTTGAACCGGTCAAGTTGCTGTTTGGTAGCGTCCTCGCGGATCTTTTTGATTTCATCCTGGAGGTTCTGCTGAATCTGTTTCTCGAGTTCGGCTCTGTTGACCAGGAACTGCTCATAAGCGGCATACTCTTTCTGGTATTCCTCCTCGCTCATACCTCTCACGAACTGAGGAGGCTGAATGTTGGCCAGCTCTTTCATGGCGTCCTGGTACTTCTGAGTAACCTGGGCAATCTGCATGTCGACTGTACCTCCGGAGGCTACAGCCAATATGTTTGCTCTCACCCCGGCAAGGTAGTCATTGAGCTGTTTGGCTTGGTTCTCGTAGAACTGCTTGTCGGACCGAGCCATGGCATTCAGAGCCGTCTGATACTCCTTGTTAGTGATTTTGCCGTGAGCTTTTTGGAGAGCCAGACGTTCCCGGGCTCCATCCTGAGCTGCCTTGTAGAGCTTTTTCTCATACTCCATCCGGATGGCTATGCTCGTAGACTGGAATGTTGTTTGGAACCTGAGATCGTCTTCCCGGATCTTCTGCATGGCTTCCGAGTTCTTCAAAGCAACCTCCAGAGCCTTATCAGCAATAGACTGCTGAGCCTCCCGATTGGCTATTGCAGTCTCGAGAGCCAAGTTGGCAACTGCGGCTCCCTCATTCTCGATTGTCCGGAACAGTTCTTGGTATCGACCTTTCAAGTCGTCGAGTTCCTTTTTGGCCTCCTTGTATTTGTCCAAGCTTCCGGACCACGTGTTGAGTTCCTCCTCCTTGGCTGCAATCACCTTCTTCAAGGAATCAAACTCATCCATTGCAGCCATCTGTCTTTGACGAGCTGCACTCATTTCAATCTCGCGGAGCTTGTTGGCTGTTTTGAGCTGAGCTTCGGCGATCTGTTCCGACGTGGCATGATTGGCTTTGAGGTTCTCGATCTCCCGTTTGCCCCGTATCTCCTCGGCTTTGGACAGAGTATTTCGTTTAGTCTCGATCTGATCCAGTACGTATGTGGAGGCTTCGGCAGCTCGATTGTATGCCTCCATTGCCCGGGTTGCTCTCTCTTGAGCTTCCGTGTTACTGTTAAATGCGTTCGTAAGAGCAACCACTCCAGCCACCAATCCGCCCACTGCCGCTGCCACCAATACAACGGGGTTGGCAGCCAAAGCCGCGTTCCAAAGCCAGGTAGCAGCTGCTGCTGCTTTGGTGAGGATATTGCCAGCTCCCTGGACAGCATTCTTAGCAGCTATCGCTTTCGTCTCAGCGAGAGTCTGGTTGATACCAACCAGCTGAACCAAGTTGGCTGCAGCTCGATATGTGGCCTCCGTCTTGGAGAGAGCTGCCTGGAGGGAGGACAAGGAAGACAGAGCTGTGATGATGGTTATCATCTTCGTCATGGTAGCATTGAGTTCCTCGTTCTCGCTCCCCAGTACCTGAGTGGCTGTGGTCCATAAACCGTAGACGGAAGTGATTGCCGAAGTTGCATCCGTGACAGCGACCAGTGTGTCGATTCCTCGTCCAGTCTGGTCGATGGCTGTATTGACCGTGTCCTCTGCCGCCTTGAGCTCACCAGCTCGCTTGACCATCTCCTTGAAGGATGCTGAACTCGTATCCCCGGCTTGAGCCATCCGGATCAGAGTGTCTGTCAAGTCGTTGAGCTCCTGTTTCAGGTTATCCGTTGCCTTCTCGTAGTTCCCAACGGATCGGCGGTAGTCCCCGAGTGCCTCCTCCTGAGCTTTGAGCTCCTCAGTGGTCTCTGCAATACGCTTTCCGAGCTCGGCTTTACGAGCTGCGTCCTGCATCGAATTGCCCAACTCTGCAAACTCGGCATTGTCCAAAGCCAACTGAGTTCTGAGCTTGTTCAGACTGGCCTCCTGTTGGTTCTGGAGCTTAATGTTATTCTGGATTTGCTTCTGGTACTTATTCGCCTCGCTGTTGATTGCCTTGATCTGGTTGTCAAGTGCGTAGTATTCTTGGGCATTCTCCTCGGTCACTTTGCCCAGAGCCTTCTGTTGATCCCTCAGCTCCTGGGACCGGAGCTTCAATTCAGCTAACGTCTTGAGGGCATCCTCGGCTGTTACCCGGACATTGTAAATTGTACTTTTCTGTTCTTCGGCCATATCACATGCGTATTAAGTCTACTTTTGTTATCTTGCCAGCTTGGAAGTTGTTTATTTTCGAAACGTAGAACCAGAACCCATGCTCCTCCAGCCATACCGGGTTGAATAGGTCCAGACTTTGGATGTCAAGCGAGTCCAAAAGAATTTGGGTCTGTAGGATCTTCGGTCTTTTGAGTATATTGTTGATGAGCTTGTCGTAGTACTTCGGAACGTAGTAATTCAAATTTTTGAAATATGCCGTGTATAGTCGTACTCGGGTAAGGGTGTAGCCTACACTCACCTGGGGCCACATATAGTCAGACTTATTGATGTGGACGACCATCGGCTTACTGAGAGCATTGTACTCCCAAGTCGTCTCAGTCATTTCCCCATTCTCCATCCTCCCTCTATTGATAGTCCAAATCGGGTAGTTAGCAAGTTTGTGAAGCTTATTTGTAGTGTCCCAGTCATAGAGAGTTTGGTTGAGTCCTGCCAAGAACCCAATTTGGAACAGGAGTTTGGTGGGCTGGAGGTTGACGTCCGGGATGCTGAACTTGTACGAGTCAGTAACGTTGTTATCTTTGTTGTCCTCCAGCTTTATCTCGTTGGACTGGGCATAGCTGGACAACTGGAAGGTAAGTTTTGTGTCCTTACCTTTTATCAGCTTGTCAGACCAATTCTTCCCGGACGAGCTTCGTCTGTTGTAGAACTCCCGAACTGAGTATGCTCTTGCTACTTTGGTGGCGGGATTCACGTCGATGGTCAGCCCGAACAGCTGGAAGAAAGCTTTGACTATGTCTCCCAAGCTCTTGAACCCAGTCGAGGCCAGGAGGTCATAGGTTAGCCCGGGCTGGGGCTTATCCCCCGGCGAAGTTTCCGGAACGGGAGGAGCAGTAATGCTGACCGGGAACCTCATGTCATACTGATTGACAGAGGGATTGACTGTGGCGAGAGATCCGGACACCAGGATGTGCTCTCCTGCCTCCATCGGGATGTCGACCGAAGCGCTGCCGGAAGATCCAGACGACCAGGATCTGATCAACACTATAGCACTGGTCCCGTCGTTCTTGTAATGGGTAACTTGGACTGCCACAGAACCATTCCGGATGGCAGAAATATTGGACCATGAGAAGCTGAACGTGATGGTCGTGTCCCACAAAGTCATCCAGCTGAATGTTCCTGCTACAGTTCCCATCATTAAACGTCCGGCGACCGGGTCACTGAGAGTTACTCCAGGGTAGCCTTGCCATATCACCCCGACCGTAGTGCCAATCGGGGGATCCTGAATCCAGCCAGTTCCGGATGCTTTCGGAGCATTGGGGTTGTCTGCCAAAACGGGGTAGGTGCAAGGCAAAAACATTTCACTCCGGTCAACTGGATCCACGTCAGTCTCGAGACTGTAGCCTGCTCGGTCGAAGATCCACGTTACGAGGTCATACCAGTTGAGATGGGGATAGAACTTGTCCAACTCCCGGACTTGCCTGATTGCCTCCATGGAGATCGGGGGGACGTTCGGGTTCTTCTGGAGAGTTGCATATAGCCAAAAGTACAAGACCTTGGTCTCTTCCGGACCGGAGAGGTATCGCTCGGCCTGTCCCATTGTGTCCGTGTACCACTTGAGGAGAAACATGCCAGTTCCGGGATCCTTCGCGTCAGTGTTGTTGAGGGTGTCGAACAAGTCAGCGGTTGCCCCGAGAATCTGGATCCCGATTGACGTGTCAGACACGTCTACGATGTTCAGCACTGCTCCCGCCGGGGATATGAGTGCTCCCTCATAGAATAGTTGGCAAGGAAACTTCATGTATGGCACATACGAACCTGAGCCAACTACAAAACTGAATTGGAATGCTTGCTCGTTATGGGTCGTCCTGGGCAGACTGATACGCTGGGAGTACGAGGCATTCCTGTCCTTCAGCTCCGCCAGATTGTTGATCTGGTAATTCATCGCAGGAGCATCCAGCGGGAGGTCCAGTGACCAGACCTCGCCGTCAATGCCTTTCATGAGTAGTTCGTAGTTCATATTACCACTGAGTTTGTTCGTCAATAAGCTGGAACTCGTAGCTAACAGTGTTCCGCGGGGCTTTTGTGTCCCAGGTTAGGTCCGTGTCATTTACGAGAACTCGTTGCCATCCCGCAATTTGATAGTTGTAGACTTGAACCAAAGGCGAGAGAGCAATTCCTTTGAGCAAGTTGAAGTCGTTCTCATCAAGCTGTTCTGCTCCTGCTTGGACTATGTTCTTAAACTCCGGAGCTAACTCGCCTCTCGTCTGTGAGGCATAGGGGTCTCTGGAATTCGCTAATACGTATTGGTCTCCTCGGTCAACCTCCTGAGTATACTTCTTGTGTTGCTCAAACATGTACGTGTCCCATCCGCCTTTCTGGTTTATCCAGCGAATGTAGAATGGGTTGCAAGGTACCTCTGTATCTATAAACATGATGTTCCATGCTTCACCGGGATATACTCCCCGCGAAGGTCTGAGTTTTACGTAGTCGGCTCCATCGCTAACCTCATCATCAAATTCGTACACAAGTGGGATGTTGAGTCGGCTGGAAATATCAAATTGAGTTTCGTTCCGAGCTCCCGTAATTTTAACACGAACGTCAATCGGAGTGGCAGGAGATAATCCCGAAGCTCCTTTCGGAAACAGAGTAACAAAGTACGGGTACCCGTAATATTTCTTGACGTACAGGTTCCTGTCGCTATCGGGAGTCCGGTCAGTCAATGCCAGTCCTATGTTAGACATGGAGAAGTTGACGTTGTGACCCCGGGGTCTAACTCCTCGGGAGGCATATCGAACATTGAAGTTTTGTTCGCCGATACCTCTGTAAGCATATGCTGATATGAGACTGTAGTCAATGGCAAAACCTATGACTGTGTTCTGGTACGGGAATGTTCTGAGTCTATCGTCCCGGAATCCGGCTTTAGCTAAAAAGCTGAGATCGTATTTTTTCGTCGTCCCAAATCCAGAATCCCTGTGGATGTCGATGCTTTCAGTTAATGAGTTCGCTGCCATCACTGAACTGGGTCTATAGGCGATAAAGTTTTGGCCGTATGCCAATCTCATTCGGTTGAGAGTAATCTTCACTCCAGCTGTTGATCCTTTATTCCCGGCATAGACTAACAGTACAGTGGTGGGTCCGGTTATAGCAAGATCGTCTCTCACTTGAGTTCTCCATGACATGGAGGATCCAATAACCAAATTCGTTGTAGCCATTTCAGTACCTTCAATAATAACTCCAGAAGCAGTCCCCTGGTACAGAGAGACACTCATAACTGTTGCCTTATTTACTGTGCCAAAATCAACACGAAAAGCATACCATTCCCCAGCTACCGCTTTGCGGAAAATCGGAAATGCTTTGTAGAAATAGTTTCCTGTGCCGGCACTGTTGTCAATTACCTCGATCTCCTCACTGTCTACAATGTTCAACGAGATCATGTTGGCCTCATCGAAGTTCTGGGTCTCAATCTCGAGCCCGGATGTTGAGTCGTCTGTCTCAACTGATATTTGCGAATATGCTGAGTAGAAGGAATCGTCAGCCGGTTGTTTGGTGATTGCCATATCGCGCTATATTATATATCCGTGGTCCATATTGTTGTCAGGAGTGAATGCCTCTTCAATGAGGACCTCCATTGTCTTGTCCAAATGCTGAGCCAGGTACTCCTCGAAGTTGTCCGCAGGAGTGTCAACCAAGTCAACGTAAATGTGATTGCGGTAAAGCTCTGAGCCTTCTCGTTTTATCTTCCATGCAGTGGCATTTCCGAATCGGACCAGATCCTTGGGATCCGAGAAGGTGATGCCTTTGAGCTTTGCCCACTCCATGATGATCTGCCCCAAATTGGCGGGGATCTTACCAGGACCTCGTCCCCGGATGAGAGTGTAGAAGTAGTTCGGGGCTTCGATCGTCCCCCAAACTGTTTCACCTTCTCGACCCGTCTGAACTGTTATCTGAGCATAGGTTCTGCCCGAAGCTTCCTGCCCGGCGTCTTGTGATGCCCGTATAATCTCGTCCCGCATCTGAGTGAGACCCTCAGCCAATATCTGTTCCAGTTCTACCGCCATTTGTTTCTGGGTTTGCGAGCATTAGCTTTCTGTTGAGCCTTACGCTCCAGTTCCTTGTTCAGTCGCTCCCGGAAGAGATGACTCTGCAAGTTGGTGAAAAGGAGGTTGTACACCTTCCCGTATTTCCATTCCAGGATCTCGTCCGGGTCCTTCGAGTAGTCCTTGGCCAGTGCAGTGATGGTGGCCATCTCGCCAACCACCATGGAGAATTGGGCAATGCCGGCTGCCTTTTCCTCGGCACTGGGCTCATACTTGAGCTCAGTCTGTTCTCGCTCGATCCAGTATTTAATGCCCAGAAGAACCTCATACCAGTACTCGACAATTTCAGAGGTGTTCCTGAGACTCCATTTGACGCCGAGACATTGCATTCCTTCTTTCATCTTGTCGATGTCGGTCATCTCCTTGTCAGTGATGATTCGACCAAGCTCTATGCGTTGACCGAACGTCATCTGACCGCCTTGTATGTCGATTCGCTGTATCATTTTATGTAGCAGTGTTTGAGACTCCAGTAGGGCTCAGGAATGTCCTCGACTTCCACTTTGCTAACGATGAACCTGAAACCCGGACCCATGTCAGGATACGTCACACTCGACTTCTTCCATCCATCCTCTTTGGTCCATGCGTAGTCTACAACAACGTCCCCGGTTTCATCCCAACTAAGTTGTGCAACAAAATTGTCTGTTTGCGAGATGGAGAATACCAGTAGCGGGAGACCCATCTCATGAAACAGGGCTTGGCTCCATGCCGGGGGATAGACCGGCACGGGCAAGTCCTGTCGGTCGAAGAATATAGTGTGCCCCGATAAGTCAAACCCGGGTTTTACCACTTCAAGGAGGGGACGCCAGATTTTGTCCTTGTACATATCGATACACCAGTCCTGTTTGAAAGTGAACTCCAGTCCGACACTTACTTCGTTGGCGTCGAACCTGGCAGACGGGTACAACACCCGAACGGTGTTCATGATGTCGGGATATTGCTTGACCAGTTGTGAGTTCTTGAGCAAGTAGAGGAAAGGCCGGACCATCTGCTCCTCGATTTGGTTCTTCAACTCCAGACGGCCGATGGTGGGAGAATTCTTGCTGAACTTCGTATCGCCTTTGTAGGCATCGTTGGCCATAGGCTCGAACTTGCAGAAGTAAACCTGCATGATGGTACGCTGAGTGGGGTAGCCCCGATATGGCGTATCGTAGTAGCCAGTGGTGGGCTCCTCAACATAGACGAAGTCGGACGAGGTCCGATTGCCGTCCGAGTCTGTCACGAACCTCTCCATCGTGTCCACTTTGACGTTCAGCATTCGAGCCTGGTCACACTCAAAGACGGCCAGAGGATTGACCATCTTGACCATGTTGCGGATGAGAGTTATGATGTCCAGTATCATCGTTTTGTGGGGATTATTATTTTGGCGGACTTCATGCCAGTCGCCTTCGGCTTGATCTCGAATATCATTCGCATGATGAGCATGTCCAGGAAGTCCGGTGACCTGCCGAGGAGCTGCTTCATGGTGTCCTTGGAGATGAGCTCTCGCTTCTGCTCAGCGGAGTTCGTGTTCTTGGACTTGAGTACCGTCATCTCCTGCTTGATTTTCTCCTGAACTTCGGGAGAGCAGATGATGTGGATCTGGCGCTTGTTGATGAGCTCCGCCAGCTTGAATGCGCACTCCGACTTGATGTTGTTGTACGTCTTGGAGTCAATGGCTGACTGTCCTCCGTGAAACTCCCGGATGCCTTTCAGATAGCTCTCCAAGTAAAACCCAAGTCCGTCAGCGTCCGAGACGATACTGGACCGGGGGACTTTCAGACCGGTGGCCAATTTGGCGATCTTCTCCTCCATCTCCTTGCCTTCCGAGAATCCTTTTGCGATGGGGATCCGGCAGACCATGCCATCCCAAGTTCCAACTACCCAATTGTCTCGTCCTTTTCCAGCAAGGTCAGTGCTGATGAACCTGTTGCCCGTCGGGAGCACGAACTCATTGCTGAACATGTCACACACTGCATCATAGTCGACCAGCCAATTCGGATCATCGTCATACTCCCAGTTGCCAAAGACCAATCGCTCGATCTGCGATTGGGTCAGGTTCTGGAGAAGTCCTTCGATGTATCTGTCTGGGAGAGTCTTGTTGTCCTGGGGCAGAGCTTTGACGAATCGACGCCAAGGAGGCAGCTTGTTCTCCTTCCACGGCTTGTAATAGTCGGTGTACAGGAAATTGTTGGACGGGTTGCAGGTGATGAGGAGTTTGGGAGCCAGCTTGTAGACGTCGTTCTTCCAGCGACCGATGGAAGCTTGGAGGTTGGTCTTCGCCTCGCGAATAAACTCTCCGCCTTCTTCGATCCATCCCCGAGTCATCTGCATGGAGCCAAACCTCTCGTACATGGGGTCACTGGGGTTATACTTGGCATCGATCAGGTAGATGCGGCTTTTGTTGTACAACTCGAAGAAGTTGTATTGACCATTGAAGTGGTAGTAGTTCTCCGTGATGCCCCAATGGGCAAATACCTCGTAGAGGGAGGGAATAGTGTACCGGACTAAGTCAGCGGCCGTCTTACGCGCAATAAAATAAAAGGTCTCCGGGTAGGTGAGGGCATCGCCGGCTATCAAGGAACACCCGAGGTACGATTTGCCAGCACCTTTCGTGCCAGCATACAGAATGTCAGTGACCGAGTCATCAAGCCATAACCGAGCCACTTCCTTCTGCTTCTCGTTGCCTTTGGTGTCAAATTGAAGCCGGCGTCCCATTTTATTTTATCTCCATTCCTGTTATCTGTTCGAGAGTAATGCCTCCCGTCAGGTTGACATTGGTCTTGCGTCCTTGAAGTACCTGGATAAGGCTGGCAGCGTACTTACCAACCAGTGCTCCCTCAATCTGCTGGGAATTGATGGCGTCCTCGATGGTGCCACCAATTGCAGCTGCTACCGGGTCTCCCGTGAGCTCCTCGTACTCAACAGGATTGATGCCAGCAAACAGCCTAAATGATTCGATGGTCATCGGGCGGGAAATGTAGACGCTGCAGTCTTCGCCATTCTTGTTCTTGTGAGCCTGGGAGAAATAGTTATCCTGCATGAATTTGCAATACTCGATGAATGCAAAATAAAGCTCCTCCGCATCGGTGGGCTTTACAAATTCCCCGGCGTCTCGCCTTTTCTGTCCCTCCTCCATATAGGCGAGCGGACTCATTTTATATGTGCTTCGTGCCATGCCTCAAATATAATCAAACCTTATACAAATTAAAAATTTATTTCTGCACAACAATCCCCGGAGTGTTTGGCCCCGGGGATCTTTAATTTATTCGCTTACGCGAATGAGGGTCACGCCGAACCACAGGAACTTGACCGAAATACCGTTCGGCCAAATCATACCTTCGTGGACCGTGGCGATGGAGGGGGTCCAATTACAGTACTTGGTATTAATCTCCGAGTACAAAGCCCAGTTCTTCCCGAGCTGCTTAAAGTGTTTTGCTTTCATTTTTAAAAATTTTTAATTTCGCGCAGGCGAGTGCCATCCAGTATTTGTGGGTCGAGAGAAGGCCCAATTTGGCACCAGTTCTACTGACTCTGTCAGTTCTACTGACTCTGTCAGTTCTACTGACTCTGTCAGTTCTACTGACTCTGTCAGTTCTACTGACTCTGTCAGTTCTACTGACTCTGTCAGTTCTACTGACTCTGTC